GATGATTCATTTGAAATGAATTTTGAACCTTTATGTGGATGGGATAATCTATTAAGAAGAGAACCATTATATGATGAAGAATTATCAGATGAAATTAATAATATATCTAAAGGAGATAAAAAAGTTTGTTTTGATGATTTAAAAATTGATATCCCTGAAATAGAATATCGCATTGATCCGTATGATAACGAGTTGTATTCTAAAGAAGAATTTTTAGAATATTATGGTGGTTTAATTGAATGGAACAATCAAGAACCTAAACTTGTATTGAGAAGAGAACAATATTATCACTTTTCTAGAAAATTTAATCATCTGAGTAATAGACGATTTGAATACTTATTCAAAAAGTATGAAAAAACATTTATTTAGGATATTATAGAGACCATCCACCACCTACAAAAGATATCACTCCTAAACTTTTAGGTTTTGATGAACCTTGACAGGTTAATATAAAATTTATTAATTTATCTCGCGTCCAACTACTTTCTGAATATCTAAAAGTTCCAGGTTCTCTGTTTATCATTTCATTTAATAATTGTCTCAATTCTTCTTCATTCATAGATTCAATTTCTTCACTTGTTTTATATTTATAATTAGATTTTTTGCTACAAACTTTTTTACCTTGACAAGTTAATGCTATTTGTACTAACTTATCTCTTTTCATGTTTTTAATATTACCATAATTATAAGTATTCTTCTCTCTCTGTGTTATTTGTTTTACTATATTTTTTAAAGTACCTTTTCCACCTTTTAATTTATTTATATTTTCTAATGTAAATTTATCATCTTCATCAGGTTCATCTTCCGATTCGTCTTGTCCATCTTCATCTTCCGATTCGTCTTGTCCATCTTCATCTTCCGATTCGTCTTGTCCATCTTCATCTGAATCTTCATCTGAATCTTCATCTTTTTTCATAGATTTATGATATTTTTTAGTTTTTTCATCCATTTTAATTATTTTATTATCTTTTACTTCGACACTTCCAATAGGTTCTAATTCTTCATCATATAGTATACCATCTAAATATGAATATTCTATTCCTTCATGTATTATATCTTTATATTCTTCTTCTAATTCATCATCTTCATCATCTTCTTCATCTTCTTCACCACCTGCATCATCTTCTTCACCATATGCATCTTCATCGCCATCTTCGTCTAGTTTATCGCCTTTTTCATCATCTTCTTCATCGTTAAAGAAGCTTCTTTTTTTATTATATTCTTCAATACCTCCTTTATATTCATAAACATTATTAAATCCACATTCATATAAATGATCTATTAATTTCATTGAAGCATCACACTTACTATTTGCACAATATGTTATGATAGGTATATCTTCTAATTTTATTTTTTTATCATTAAATTTTTCTATCAAAATTGGATATTTTTTAATATAAATTTTAACAAAATTTTTAATTCTTCTATATTTACTTTCATTTGTTAGTTTTTCTAAAGAGGATGAAGGTAAATTATATGATTCAGGGATTTTATTTTCTTCATAATATTTTGTAGGTAAAGCATTAATAATTAAAGTATCTTTTTCTTTTATTTTTTCATCTAAATATTCTAATGATATACTACAAATGATTCTTATAGTTTTTAAAGGTAACCATGTCTTTTCAGGACTTTCAAGTAAATAATGAATATGTCGTGGATGTGTTTTTTTATTTTCTTTATAAGGTTGAGGTGGATTAAATTTTAATAATACTTCGCCCTTTTCATCGCATTTTTTTAAACCATGATTTTCATATTCACCATAAGCCTTTTCAGGTTCTAAAATTTCATGAATATTTTCTTGTGGATTTGATGCCCAATAATAAACATATTTATTACTATTATCTTTTCCCAGTGTTAGTCTTGCTTCTAAATGATTTTCAGATAATTCGGGTTCAATTTCATTTAAACTTTCATTTTTTAAATTATAATTTGTATCACATGTAATCATTTTAGGATAAGGTGAATAATTGCCTGATTTTTTTGACCAAAAAGTTATCTCATCTGTATTTAATTCTTCTGCTAATCTACAAAAATTACATTTCTTTATTGTATCATCAATCATAATATATTAATATATATATTAATTTAAATATTCGCAGACGAAAATATATAAATTAGTTTAAGTTTAAAATAAATAATAAGTCATCTTATTAATTATGGAAGAATTAAATACTCCTATTTTTGCACAAGCCAAGGTAGAATATACATCTCAGTTAATAGATATACTTTATTCTCATATGTTTGATGGGATTAAAAGTATATATGATGAATCTAAATTACTATATCGTTCTAAAAAAAATATCCCAATATTATTTATTTTCCGTGAGCTTCTAGAAAAGGTTCCTATATGGAATAGTGAAATAATTGAAAGTGAATGTAATAGAATTATAAATAATAGTAATTGTGACTGGATTGATGATTTAATTACAGCTGTTTTTATAAGTCATACAAAAATTTTAACATCTATAGGACCTAATAGATCATTTCAAAAAATTAATATCACTATTCCAAAATGTAGTACTTTTATTCATAAATGTTATATAAATACTGCGAGAGAATTATGGAAAAATCCTTATTTATTTAATGAAAATGTTCCAGGACATGAATTTCAAAAGAATAATAAAGAAATAGAAGATATTATTAAAAAATGTATAGAAATAACTATAAGAAATAGTTTACCTATCAAGGATATTCTTAAAGAACACCTTGAAGGAGAAACCGATAGTATCTTAAATCAAAAAGAAGAACTTAAAAAAATGTTAAGAGAAGAATTGAGTAATATAAAATATACAAATGATACATCCAATACAAAAAATAATAAAGAATATGATATGACCGATGAAGAAGATGAAAGTAGCAGTGAAAAAGATGAAGAAGATAGAAGGATGGATGAAGAAGATGATAAACATAAACCATCTGTAAATAATGATAGCATTGTAGATAATAATTTAATAGAGGATATAAAACTAGAGGAAAATGGTCCTACCATTCAAAAAGAAAAAGATAACATTGAAGAATTAAAAAATAAAATGGAATCATTAATAAAAGACGAACAAGAAACTTTAAATGAAATAGAAACTTTAAATAAAATAGAAGATGATACTTACTCTGATAAATTTCCTAGTTCAAATGATCCAAGTGATGATAAAATTAAAAAAGAATGTTCTGATATAGTTGTAAATGATATTACTATACCTGTAGATGTGCCCGGAGAGAATGATTCTAAAGAATTAAAACCATCTATTGAAAATTCAAATGATATAAAACCCGTTGTAGAAATTAAATATGATAATGTAGATATCAATAAAGATAAAACATTAGATGTAGATGATAATAGACTTAAGAAATTAATGACAAATATGAAAGAACCAGACGAAGAAATAAATGTAATTAAAAGTGATGATATATCTAATATAAATCCTACATCATCTATAAACCCTGTAACATCTGTAAACCCTGTAACATCTGTAAACCCTGTAACATCTGTAAACCCTGTAACATCTGTAAACCCTGTAACATCTGTAAATTCTACATCACCTATAAACCCTCCAACTACACAACCTGTAACAGATACAAATACTAATAATAAATTTTCATTAGATAATTTATATCCTGGTATGAGTAATTCATCAAATAATACAACGAGTAATTCATCAAATAATACATCAAATAATACAACGAGTAATCCAACAATTACTCCATTAGAGATTATTAAAGAAGATAAAATAAATATAAGTAATGAACCTAAATCACCTAGAAAAGAAATGGTTGTTGTAAAGAATGAAGATGACATAGATGAAACTTCATCACTAGCAAATTTCTTTGATGATATGAAAAAAATTGTAGAAGATAAAGGTATTAAAATAGAAAAGAATGATGATAAAATATTTACACTTTTTGAAGATGCTGATGAAGTAGAAAAATAAAAAAATTTTTTTTTGTCTTTATCTAAACTAATTTCTGTATATTTTTGTATTTTTTCTATTTTTTTCTATATATTTTTTTTGTATTTATGATGTAAGTTTACCAGCACTCAAAGAATTCATCGTCTCTCTCGCGCACTTCAGAACGCATGATTCGGTTCATCTTTGAAGCCTTCTCCTTACTGAGATTGCTAGGTGGAAGGTATTTTGGGAAGTGGACGCTGTAAGTTTCGTGACCTTTGCAATCAACCAATCGCCGAATGAGATTGTGTGCTCGAATAGGAGTTAGCACATTGCTTTTGATCTTGTTCATGATGAAGTTGGAAATGCGACTTCTTCCGCCACGCATCACTTTGTCACTGGAATACATGGTCGCCATCTTCACCCCATCAATCTCGCTGATATATGGTTCTAGAGAACCTGGACCCACAATGAAGACACCATTCTCCTCCTTGATGGAGAGTTTGAACCATAGTTCCTTTACTCTGATGAAGTTGGCGACATCGTAAAGAGTGATCTTCTTTCCGTTCAATGCCATAATCGCCATAAGCTCATGAATGGCGTAGATCACTATCAGACCCTGCCCGTTCTTGACATCTGAGGAGGAGAAGTGTTCGCGATGGGAATTCGCGAAATCGCAGATCTTCGCATTCGCCGCATATCGTCGCTCTTCACGAGTAGGGGGGCGAAACTGTGCCGTAGTAGTAGAGTGCGCCATAGTGCCTGAGAGTGCCCGAGTTGCAGAGTACTAGTTATTTGACCAGCAGAGTGAATTAAACTGATTAAACAATCTTAAATCAGGAAATCAAATTTATGAACAATTAAGAAAAATTTATCATTAAGTTTATTAAACGATAATTTATTATTCTCATTTAATAAATGTTTGGTCATTCTTTATTATTAGGTACGGGTATATCTATAATTAGTTCAGGTATTTATGCTGGTATTACACATGATAAATATGATTTAAGAGATCGTAAAAATGAATATATTACTATATTTACTATCATTTTATTTGTATCAACTATTTTAGTTTATTTTATGAATAAAACTTCTGAAAGTTTAGTTACAAATATTAGCTTAGAAGGTTCCAATATTTCTCCTTCTTTAAATAATTATACAAAACCACCTTTTTAAAAAAAAAAAATATAATGATATAATATATGCGAACTTTAAGGAAAACTAATAGAAAGAATTCCAGAAAAACTAAAAAAAATAAAATCACTCTTGAATCGCAAAAGAAATTGGTCTTAAAAATGTTAAGAGAAATGAAATGGCCTAAAACTGCGAGACCAAATGTATTAAGAAAAAGTCATGTAGATGCTGGATTTTCTGGTTATGAAGGATTTGTTTTGGGAATAGTTACTTCTTGGGCTGGAAAGGGAGAAAATGCAGGTTATCGTAAAATGTTATCTATGAAAACAAGAGAACCTAAATATAAAAAATTATTTAGAGAATCAAAAAAATTAATGAGATTAAAAGATCCTAAATTTAAATTTACATCTATTCAGTATAATAAAAATCATAGAGCTGCTAGACATAGAGACGCTAAAAATACTGGTATTTCTTATATCGTTGGTTTAGGCAATTATAAAGGGGGGGAATTAACTATTTTTGATGAGTATGAAAAAAATCCAGTAAACCACGATATTAAAAATAAATTTTATACTTTTGATGGTTCAAAATATCCTCATGAAACACGCCCCTTTAAAGGTGAAAGATATACATTAGTCTTTTATAGTAATTAAATCTAAAGAGTATAATATGATTTTCTAGGAAATAACTTTTTCTTGACTCTATATGTTTTAAAAATATTATTTAAGATAATTTCTCTTGGTAAACAATTACAAGCGTCTCTGGCAATACTCTTATAAAGATAAAAATTATCATCCATATCACAAAAACTTCTGTTTGATTTATTAGAACACATCTTATTTAATAATAAGAGAATATTATCAGAATAATTATCTATATTTAATTCTTGTAAAATTGTCATACTTAATCTACATAGATCAAAATGATAATTTGGTTTTACTACTCTAATATCTTTTTTTGTAAATAATAAATGATTTGGATAAGTATATTGTCCTCCTGCTTCACCATGATTCGAAAATACATCATTCATAAAAACTTTATTTTTGAATGTAAAGATAGCTCTACCAAAATCAATAATCTTAAAAACATATCCAAATGTAGGGACTCTGAAATAAATATTATTATATTTATAATAAAGATATTTACTTTCTGTACATTTAAACATTACATTATTAATATGTAAATCATTATGAGTAAATTTAAAATGCTTTTGTAAATAAGTAAGAGCAAATGATATTTGAAATATACACGATAATAAAACCTCTTCTTTTATATCTTCATCTAATAAATCTTCAAGAGTACCTTCTAATTTTTCAATAAATAACATTTGAATTGGTATTTTATTTAATTTAGCAATACAATCTGAATATGATTCTTCAGATGAATTATCTGAATCATTATCTGATTTAAGTGAATCATTATCTGATATCATATCATCTTTATCTAATTTTAATCGCTCTTTTTCAGAAATAGTTAATTTATCATTAGAATTATTATCACTATCACTATCAGATTCACTATCAGATTCACTATCAGATTCACTATCAGATTCACTATCAGATTCACTATCAGAAATATAAATTTCTAATTTAAATCCCTTATCTATATTTTCATTGAATGATTTATCATATTTAATATCATCATAATCTTCTGTTATATCATAATTATAATCGCCTATACCATTTATTGAACCATAGTAAAGGGGGAAACTAGGATTAATATTATCATATGTTAGATTTCCAAATAAATAACTACAAAATACATCTATATAAGCTGTATTATTTATATCATTAATTTTACTGAAAGTATTATAATTATAATTACTTGGTAAATGATAATTATTATGATTCACTAAATTATAATTATTATTGACTACATGAATCGGGTCTAAAATAGGGATACTCTTACAAAATAATTCTCTTTCTTCTGTTGTATTTTTACTTTCATTATAAATTTTCCCCTTTAAAAACATATTTGAATTATAATATCTATGTTTAGTAATTCCTAAAACCTCTTTCAAATAATAATTTCTTTTAAGATCTATTTTTTTACATGCTTTAGCTTTATTATGAATATAAAAATAAAGTGAATAAAATGGCATATAAAATTGCGATGAATTTATATTTAAAATATCTTTAACAGATTTATTTAATTTTTTATACTCATTTAAAGTCCATTTATAATAATAAATTGTAAAATTCATATTAATTGAAAGTTTACAAAAAAAATATATTTTAAACTTATGTTTAAATTATACAGATTTTATACATTTATATATATATATATATGGAAATACAATTAAGACGTTTTGATATTAGAGAAATAAAAGATGATAAAGTAGTTGTTTTAATAGGTAAGCGCGATACAGGAAAATCTTTTTTATGTAAAGATATTTTATCACATCATACTGGTATCCCTGCTGGTCAAGTTATTTCTGGGACGGAGGCAGCTAATTCGTTTTATGGTAAAATGGTTCCTAAATTATTTATTTATGATGAATTTGAACCAGGTATTGTTGATAGATTATTAAAAAGACAAAGAATGATGATAGAAAAATGTAAAGATTGTCCAACAACAGATCCTAGAGCTTTTCTTGTTCTCGATGATTGTCTTTATGATAATAGTTGGACAAAAGATAAAAATGTTAGAAGTTTGTTTATGAATGGTCGTCATTTTAAAATTATGTTTATGATTACTATGCAATATGCTTTAGGTATCCCACCTAATTTAAGAACTAATATAGATTATGTATTTATTTTAAGAGAAAATTATGTTTCAAATAGAAAACGTTTATATGAACATTATGCTGGTATGTTTCCCAACTTTGAAATGTTTTGTCAAGTAATGGACCAATGTACCGAAAATTATGAATGTTTAGTTGTTCATAATAATGCAAAAAGTAATAAATTAACTGACCAAGTGTTTTGGTATAAAGCAGAACCACATGATGATTTTAAATTATGTAGCCCCGAACATTGGGCCTATTCTGATAGTAATGTTAGAGAAGATGAAGGAGGCGCCACAGGTGAATTAAATACATCTAAATATACTATTAAAAAACAATGGTCTTAAATACTATTTAAATATTCGCTAATTTTTTCATAAGTTCTATGGGGAAATGATTCTCTATTTCCATCTTTTTCAACAAAAAGACTTGGGAAACCTTTTACACCATATTCTTTAACTTTATCTTTATCAACATCGGAATCATACATAATCACATTTATATTTTTACCATTTATAGTTTTACCATCAAATTCACTTTTAACACGTTCATAATCAGGTAACATACGCTTTGAATGACCACACCAGGGAGCATATAAGAGAACTAAATTAACTTCCCCTTTATTCACTCCACTAATATTTGATAGAGTTGGTTTAACCTCTCCCATAGGTCTATCTTCACCCATCTTAGAAGGAATCATAGAACCTTTTACATCTTTTTGAACATTATCAAAGACCATATTCAAAGGTTTAAATCCGGGATTCCAAACTTCATCAAAAGGTTTAAAAATCATTGCATCATTTGTTAATAATCCTACTTTTTGTTGTACCAGAGGAGAAGATACAGGTTCCTTTGAAGCCATCACTTCTAATGCTTTTTTAGTAGAAGGTGTCGCTTCAGGTTTCATTGTTCTTAATACTTGACCTATGGGTTTTTCATCCGTTAATTTAGAATCTTTTTTTTCTGGTATTTTATCATCGGAAATAGTCTTTTCAAGACTAAATAAATCACCAAAATTCGCATATCCACTAATACGATCTTTATACAAAAAATAAATTCCAAATATAATAAATATAAAAACCAACATCAAACAAATATCTTCATTATAATATTTTTTTAACATGTTTAAAAAATCCTTTATAATATTCATTTATAATAAGATAAATATAATTATTTTGATATAAAATCTTTATTTTAATATAAATCTTTAAGTTTCCAATATTCATATTTATTTCCATAAGGTCTTTTTATTATAAAGGGTATGAGTTTTTCATTATATTCTTGAACAGCTATATCATATGCATTTGAATATTTTTCAGGGTTCTTTATATATATGTTACTTCCACAATTTATCTGATTTGCCCTTTCTGAAAGAACTCTACATCTTTCATATTTTGTTATATGAGGCGATGTTTTATAAAGTTTTTTATTTTTGTTGTATTTTTTCAAAATATTTATCATATCATTATCATTATTATTCTCAACAACAATATCATCTATATCATATTCATCCTCTATGTATTCATCTTCACCAATTTCTGTCATTATATATATATATATGTATTCAAAATTAAATTAATTTTAAATCAAATTTATTTTATATATTCCCACAATCATTGACATGTTGATCTAAAGTATTTAAAACAGTATTATTACCAATTCTCCTGAATGGTTCAATAGCATTTTTCTGAGGGTCAAAAAATAATGGTTCCCATCTATTAATACCTATTCCTTTTAATTCAAAGGCATTATTTGTTAAACGACTACTAATCTGATGATAACCATTATCTTTAAAATGTTTCATTTTAACTTCTTCTCCTTGGGCTCCAGGTATATATTGTTCTTTAGGATTATTACTTAGCTTTCTTGTAATATTTTTAATTTCACTCTCCGTATCAAAAAAATTTTCATCCATTAAAGAACCCCCATTCTTTTGTAGAATCATTGTCGGCGCCCAGGGATAACTTATTCCGTTGCGCTTTTCATTTAATCTATATTCACCGGGTCCAGATGTAAATACATTACTACTATCATATTTTAGTGAACCACTATCTAAATTATTCATATTATATTATGAATATTATAAAAAAAATTGAAATTTAATATTTAAATTTAGTATTTAATAGTTAGTATTTATTGAAAAGTCTTTTCCTGACATCTTCTTAAATAATCAGCATTTCTAACCATTTGTCTTGTAGGTAAACCACCTCTGACCCAATCACCCTTAGAATCTTCGGGTATAATATGTTTATGATCTTGAACTTCTGTTTTTAATTTAGGTATCATAGGTAAGAAATAATTACCAAATGTAGCCTCTGTTGTCCCTATACAAGGTTTTTGGTCACCTGCAAAATCACCTGGTCTAATAATAGATTCAGTATCTACATCATAATAACCCTTTGTTAAATTAGGAGTGGTCGCTGAAAGACGTTCAAAAACCTGATTGATTTGTCTATCATTTGTTAACTTATCTTTATCTTGTCTTAGTGTAGAATCATTATCTACTAAGCACCCCTTTTCACCTGACCATCCAAAACCACCTTTTAAATGAATACCTGGTTGAGACGTCTGAATACTTTGAGCTTCTTTTAAACCACATTCACAAGCAAACTGATTATCTAAATGATAATAACCTGGTCCCTGAGATTGCATAACATCTAAGTCCATAGTTAATTGGTCAGCACGAATACTTGCTTTCTTGAATAATTCAAAATTATCTTTATCATTTGTATTTGCATTCCCACACTCCTGAAGTTGTGGAGGAGGGTTTCCAACAACATAACCATTATAACCATTATTTCCTAAAACTTTTGTCATATAATATATATTTGATAAAAATAAAAAAAATATAAGAATTAAAATTTAAGAATTAAAAATTTAAGTACTTCCAGAACCCGTTGATCCCCCAGGTCTACCATTCGCGCTTAAACAAGCAATTTTATTACCTTCTTTACAAGTAGGAGGAGTCCCATATAACCATTGAGCAAATGAACCTTGATCATTTGGAACTCTATTTCCAGGAACTGTATAAAATTGCCTTTGACTATTATTTTTACCAAATATATCATTTGCATCCCTGTATAAATCTTCATTAAATAATTCTTCTACTCTTCTCTGAACACCTTTATTATTATATGAAGGACAAGATTTAGGAGGAGGGGGTCTATCTGAACCATAATCTGCTAATGTAGGATTCATAAATGGATTTTCTTTATCGGGGATTCTACATTCTGTACTTAAATCATTTATTTGTACTAAATCATTTATATTATCACTCATGGATTCTTTCATTATATTATCAGTATGTATATCTTCTTGTTTATACCATACTAACCATGTAATACCCATGAAAATAAAAGGTATAATTAAATATTTTGTTTCTTTTTTTATTAAATACATAATAATTGTGTATACAATTGATAACCTTACTATCGCATTTAACTTTCTTAAAATATCAAATCTCTTTGATGGAAATATTTCAGTGATTGAATCTTTGTGAAATAAGATTGAAGGATCATTATACCAAAAAGGAGTCTTAATCATCTTTTACTATAACTTATAAAAATAAATTATTATTAAAATTTTTTTTTATCTGTTTTCTCTTTTTTCTTTTATTTTTTCCCTTAATTTACGTTGTTTTTCTTCTCTACTTAATTCTTCACTTTCTTTTGGTGTATTATTTTCTTCATTTCCACTCATCCCCTGCATCATGTTTTTAAACATTGGATTATTACCCATTTGACCCATCATACCTTCTGCTTCTTTTTTTAAATCTTCTTTAGTTAATTCACCTGAATCCATCTTCTGTTCCATAACTGAATTTATATTCTTAAAAATTGAACCCATCTTTTCAGGATTCATTAATTGTGTCATTAGTTCCATTGGATTAGTATTTTCATCTACTGAACCAAATATATTTTCAACATCTAGATTTCCAGCCACTTCTTTTGCTATTTCACCGATACCACTATCCATTAATCCACCCAGCATCTTATCTAATTCATTTTCACCTTCTGCAGAATCATTAGGTTTACTTTGAACTTCTTCACTTAATTTCTGCATCTTTTTTAAATCTTTCATATCAGATTTATCTATTTTATCACCTTCTAAAACCTTATTTAATGCTTCACTACTCTTCAAATTAATACTAATCAGTTGAAATGTTTGTAAATATTTCCATATACTTTCTCTTGTCTTATTTGAAATATTCTTTTCCCATAAACGATTAAAATGTATTTCTTCGAGAAACTCTACTTCTAAATCAAAGAATTCTAAATTTTTATCAACGATATATTTTTCATAATCATCAATTAACTCTAAAAATCTTTTCACTTTAGGAAAATCTTTCAAACATTTATCCCCTTCAACCAAACAACCTTCATAGTTCCTATATAATGAACTCTTTATTTCAGGGAATACTTTAGATAAATCACGGATAAAATCAGAAAAAAGACTGAATAATTTTTGTTCAACCTCACTAGACATATTTATATTTAATAAAAGAATTTTAATATTTTAAATAGTTTAACGCATTTTAGATTTCCTTCTTTGTTTCTTTTTATGTTTGGTATGTTTCTTTTTCTTATGTTTTTTGAGTTTAGATTTTTTACCCATTCGCTTGCGCTTTTTAGATTTTGCTAACATTTTTTTGCGCCCATCTGTTAATTTCATTATAATCTCATTCCAATTTTCTTCCCATATCTTTTCACTATCACTTTTTAATGTATATCTCATGTCTCCCTCTGATTCATGTATTTGTTCTGCCTTTCTTTTACCAGTAAAATTTTTTCTATCATATGTCCTTTTATCTATATCAAATAATTTATATATTCCATCTATAGCTCTTTCTGGTAAATCCGTATAATTACGTAAAGTTACTTCTTCTACACCAGATATGATACTTAACAATAATTGTAAATTAAAAACAATTTCTCCTAATCTCTTTCCAGGAATAGCAGATTTAACATCCATAGCAGATTTAACATCCATAGCAACACTTTCTTTTCTTCCATCTTCATAAAAGAAATTATATACACTATATGCGACAGAATTATGATGTAATTTGGTTTTTACATTGTCATCACCTTTTAGATAAAATATACAAATATAAACTTTCCCATTAAATTCGATATTAAATTTCAAATCAAATCCTGTATAATATTTAACTATATCACGATATTCACCTATAATATATTCACCATTTCTTTGTAATTTAAGGTAAAAATCATTTTTT